GGCTCCCATAGTGGGAGCCTCCGCGGAACAAAACTCGTTCCGTTCCAATAAGGACCTCTGACTGACGCTGGTGATGACGCATGGTAGGACGTATTCGTGAGAAAGGTTTGACCCCGATTAGTTGGGTCTACACCTATGTGCCTCCCCTTACGGGAACGCCCATATCGCACGATAACATTTACTACCGTGATTATTGCGAGGACGCGACGGGATATCCTATCCCCCACGACCTCAAGATACGTCATCTCGACTGGGCAAGCGGGCAGACGAATTGGAGGGGCCTAAGCCTTGAATTGGTCTTTCAAGACCAATTCGGACAAGGGATCCTTCCAACAAGTGTTAACCTTGTTACCACTGCCAACACGGCAATGAACAATGTTAGCACCGCTCGTCTACTCGCCCAGACAGGTCCTATGACCCCTAAGGTCAACTCTATCACCAATCTCTTGGAGATAGCTGATGTCCTTAGGATGCTGAAACATGCGGGTGACTTGCTTCACAAGCTCGTCACTAACCCCGGAAGTCTTGCTACGCCCAAGGTAATCGCTTCGACTACCCTAGCGTATCAATTCGGATGGGGTCCGCTGATCCAGGATCTTGGCCGAGTTATGGACTTCGCAGATCTAGTTGCCCAAAGGCAAAAAGAACTGGAAGACCTGTATTCGGGCAAGGGTATTAGGAAAAGAACTTCCTTCGGTAGTACTTCCGCGCGAGGCAAAGGTAGTCAAACCATTGCCTCAGTTGGTGGCATAACGATCAAACCCGATTGGGAATGGTCGGAAGGCACCAAAACGTGGGGTACCGTACGATGGAAGTTGCGAGACCCTAGCCAGATTGGGAAGAAGCCTTCCTGGCGCGATGCCTGGAAGTCTGTCTATGGCTTGAATGCCGGACAGATCCCCGTCCAAATCTGGAAAGCGCTACCATGGTCTTGGGCTATAGACTGGTTCACAGACATATCGAACCACCTAAACGCCCTTCAGAACATGGTCCTATTCCGACCTTCCAATCCCTGTATCATGTGTACATCACATGGTAAAGTGGACTGGAAGCACTACTCGGAATCCCCAACCCGAAAGTTCGGAGGGGCCACCCTTAACTATAGTTACAGGTGGAGGCAAGCGCGAAACCTAGGATCACTAGCGTTGATCAATGTAAGGGTACCACACATGGACCCTTACAAGCTGTCAGTCCTCGGAAGCTTGACCGTCCTCGGTCTTGTTAGATGAGGGCGGTCGAACCTAAGAGGAAGTACCATGGCTTTTGGAGCCACTATTACCATTACGGTCAACTCCGTTGCTAAGGTGTTGAACCGTGTGAATCAGGATAACTACGGTAGCGAGTACCAACTCAATACCGCAACTGATTCATGGAAGCTGCTAATCCGTCACTCGACGGATTCGCCGGACTCGGATGGTGTCACGATGCTCAGGCACAACCTGTACCTGGAACATGTGACGTTCCCCACGTCGACGACTCCTATCTATAAGGAGTCGATTACGTGGACCATGCGTGCGGGCAAGTTCGATGGCACCACCCAACTTGGGTATGATGCCAAAGGCACGCTCGCATATCTGTCCGCGAGTTCCTATGCTGTGATCGACGACCTTGTCGTTGGTCTCAACTAGGGTCCTAGCAGCCACCTAGATTCTTCGTCAGAATCTAGATGTAGTGGCCTCATTCGGCCCGTAGATCTAAACCCTCTAACTATGGAGAGCCTAGATGAAAAGCTACGAGACGACGGTACTACCACTGTATGTTGGCATCTTGGAAGATGCCGCCGCACGGTGGCCCGACGTCAGAAGGTCTACTGAGCGGGACTTGTTCCGCCTCAGTAAGGCCATCAAAGATCGAGGTATAGAGTATCTTACTCTACTCCTCCCATCCGTTCGTCATTGGTTCGATAAGAGCCTTGACGAGGGATGCTTGCTCGATGAATCCAAAATCCCGAGAGGGATGAGGATCTATCGTGGGAGACCGCTACTATTTGCGGGAATCCTGGACAAGATCTTTGATGATGACGGGATGCTTCGGAAGAGTGCCGATCCTTGGATGATCCTCTGCTACAGAACACTCCTAAGTGTTTGTGGCAAACTCGAGGTTCCTCCGAAGGAGGCCACGCTGCATAAATCCGTAAAGGAATTCTGCAATGTGGAGGACACTCTTTGCGCGATGGCTTCGGAACCGATTTGGGCGGGAATTCCTTCCCAACCAAACGGAAACTACGAAGAAAGATCCATCGATCCTGGGAGAAGCCTCGGAAGAAGAGACGGAGGAAGTTCCTCCGTCCCCAAGTCCGAGACCGTATACCATCGCGATTACGGGAATCTCTATTCTCGTGACCGCGTTGGTTACTCTTGGGATACTTTCCGACAGCTTTGTCGGAGAGTTGTGTCAGAGCTTGGGGATTTCGATCCCTATGCGCTGATTCCGAAGCATGGACCTGGAGCAGTGGCCGAAAGGGGTGTAGTCGATAAGTACGACTTCACTACCTGGTCGGAACCACTTGATCGAGCTTTCCCTACGATTGGTACGGTAGCAGCAGTATTCTGCCTGCATCGTACCCAAGATTGGAGGAAAGCCCCTCACGGATGAGCGCAGTGCCGAAAGACCGTAAAGGTCCTAGGCTTATCTGCGCTGAACCGATGGCCAACCAATGGATGCAACAAGCAATCCGGCGGTGGCTTGAGGACTCGGTGAAACGGACCACTCTGGGCCGTAGCATCGATTTTCGATCACAAGAAAAGTCGCGTCATGCGGCTCTTCAAGGCTCCGCATCGGCGTCGTTCGCTACACTCGACTTGAGTGAAGCGTCCGATCGGCTATCGTACCTCCTAGTCAAGCTAGTCTTTGAGGTTCACTTGAGCCTCTGGGATGCGTTTGACGCGGTACGTACGAAAGTCGTAGAACAAAGTATATCTTATCAGTCACCTCGACAGATAAGGTTGTCTAAGTTCTCGACGATGGGGTCAGCGTTAACCTTTCCAGTCCAATCGATCGTGTTTACACTCCTCTGCGTGTGGGCCTTGCGGCTCACAGAGGGGAGAGAACACGATTGGCGAAACTGGAGGGCTGACTTTGACCGGGTCCGCGTGTTTGGAGATGATCTTATTGTCCCCAACCACGCTTACGAGGTCACCTGCCAGGTTCTACACCTGGCGGGCTTGCGTGTAAACATCCGTAAGAGCTTTAACGGAAAGTATTTCCGTGAGTCCTGCGGATGTGACGCTTTCAAGGGGGTCGACGTGACCCCCCCGCGTTTGCGCAAGGCATACGATGGAACTGGCTCATCGACAGCGTCTCTTGTTGAGTTCTCCAACAACCTCTTTCTCAAGGGGTTCTGGAGAGCTGCCGATAAGATGACGGACCTCTTGCCACCAGCCGTTAAGAACGGATTGTGGGTGAGTGGTCCAGGCGAGCCAGTCCTCGGTCTCGTATCATTCTCTAAGTCCTGGGAACCCAAGCGTAAGCGTTGGGACCCAGATTACCAGAGATGGTACGCGGTACGGATAGCCTTCTCTTCGAAGGTTAGACGGACCTCGACCGATGGTACGCCTAGGCTGCTTCAGTACTTCACTGAAGACCCAGCCTCTCAGAGAGATCGCAGAGATGTGATCTTCTGGGAACCTGGCCAGCCTATGGTTGATCGACTACGAATATGTCGATCAAGGGTCTACCTGTAAACAGGTAGGGAGTGTAGTGGCTTCGTTAAACGCAGCCCGATAGCCGGCCACACTGTGTTCGTGGCTTTTCGTGCTATCGGAACTGCGGGCAACGGGGCCAACTCTCTAGGTGAGCACGCTG